TTTATTTTCTTTAGCAAAAGAATTAGGAAAAACTGTTGCTGAACTTTCAGAAACTTTAACTGTTGAAGAGATGATGGGTTGGGCTGCATTTGCAGAAATAGAACATGAAGAATTTAAAAAACAACAAGAACAAGCACAAAGAAGTAGTGCTTTAAAAGGCAGAAAGAGGTAATATAGAGAAAATGTTTTGTTTTTTATAGTAAGTGGCTAATTATAGTGTTGATATTGCTATTGCTGTAAAAGGTGCTAAAGAACTAAAAGCTGTTCGTGCTGAAACAACTGCTTTAACTAGAGAAATAAATACTTTAAATAAATTAGCTAATAAACAAAGTAAAACATTACCTAATTCATTTAATACTTTAAATAAAGTTTTAGGTCAAGCAAAAGGCAACTTAAATAAAGTCGCATTAGGCACAGACAGATACTTTCGAGCTATTGGTGATGTAATTGATAAAGAAGAAAGATTAAATAGAGCTTATAAAAAACAAAAAACAGATTTTAAAGTAATACAACGATTAAGACAAAAGGGTTTAGAAATCAATAAACAAAATATTAAATTAATACGATCTGAAATTGCAGCAGAACTAAGATTAGCCCGTGCTAAAGGTGCAACAGCAAAAGCAAGTGTAAGAAAAGGAATGTCAGCTAGAATTGGTAGTACTGCTAGTAGTGCAATTATTGGTGGAGCTTTCCCTTTACTTTTTGGACAAACAGGTGCAGCAGCAGTTGGTGGTGGACTTGGTGGATTTGCTGGTGGTGCTATAGGTGGTCAATTTGGCTTTGCGTTATCTATTCTTGGTACTGCAATAGGTTCTGCTATTGATAAAAATGATAAATTTAATCAATCATTAGCTGCCTTAAATGTCCGTTTTTCAGATGTAAGTGGTAGTGCTCAACTTACATCAAAAGATATAGACGCAGTTGCAAAACGCTTAAGAATAACAAAAGAAGAAGCGTTTGGTGTATTAGGAGCTTTTGCACAATTTGGTTCTGGAAGTATTGCTAAATCTTTAACAGAAATTTTTGGTTCAGATGCAGGAGCATTTAATAGTGTAGCTACTGCAAATAGACAGGCTCAATTAGCTAATCAAATTTTTGAAGCTAGAACAAAAATAGGTAATGAAGTCGCTACACAATTATTAAATCAAAATTTAATTACTGATAGTGCAACTATTGAATTAGCGTTAGCAGAGGCTAGAGCAAAAGCAGAAAATGATATTGCTGTAGCTCAAGCAAAACAAATAACATTTTTAGATAGGTTTAGAGATTTTGGCGAAGAGTTATTGTTCAGAGGTGGTGGCGATCCAACAAGATATGGAGAAGGTAGAGCAGAAAAATTACAAAAAGAATTTGAGGAAGGCAGAAATCAAAGAATGAAAGATTTTAAAGAAGCATTAGAACAAGTAAGACAAATGCTTGGTCTTGTTAATGAAGCTAATAGTCAATTTGGACAATCAGGAGCTTTAGCTTTTTCTGCTATTGAAGATAAAGTAAAAGATTTACAAGATGAAATGAAAAAATTAGCAAATCCAATATACATGGTTATGACGTTATCAGAAACAATGGCAAATTCGTTTGAAGAGTCCTTTAAGGGAATCATAAAAGGAACTATGTCTGTATCAGATGCGTTTAGAAGTATGTTGAATCGTATTGCAGATGTTTTCTTAGATACTGCTGCGAGAATGTTAGCTAATCAGTTCCAGCAAGGAATATTAGGGTTATTAGGAAACATTTTTAATCCTTTTACTATTACTGGAGGAGCTACAAATACGGCTTTATCTACAACACAACAAGTCGCAGCAGATACAGCTTTATACAGTAGTTTAGGCTCTGTAAATACATTTCCTGCTGGTTCTTTTGCTAATGGTGGTTATGCACAAAGAGGTAAATCATACATTGTTGGGGAAAGAGGTGCTGAGTTATTTACACCTGGAGCAAGCGGTGGTCAAGTAAGCCCTATGGGTTCAACAAATATAGTTGTAAACGTAGATGCTTCTGGTTCTTCTGTTGAAGGAGATGAAGAACAAGGTAGAGAACTTGGCCGTATGATTTCAGTTGCTATACAATCAGAATTAATAAAACAAAAACGACCAGGAGGTATGCTTGCATAATGGCTACTTTTCCATCAATTACACCAACATACGGACAGCAGAAAAGATCCGCACCAGTTACTAGAACAGTTCGTTTTGCTGATGGGTTTGAACATAGGATTTTATTTGGATTAGCACAGCACCAAAACCCAAAACTGTATAATTTTACTTTTAACGTATCAGAAACAGAAGCAGATGTTATAGAAGCATTTTTAGATAGTAGGGCAAATGATAGTGACAGCTTTACTTTTACTCCACCTGGAGAGGGATTTACAAAAACAGGAACTTACTCTCAATCTGGAACGACTACTACAATTACAATTACAAATCATGGCTTGGCAATAGGTGATGAAGTTACTATTGATTACACCTCTGGATCTGCGGTTGATGGCACTTTTGTTGTGGTTACTGCTACTGATAGCAATACTTTTACAGTAACGGCTGCTGCTAGTGCTACTAATAGTGGCAATGTCTCGGTTACATTATCTGGTGCGAGCCAGTACGTTTGCGAAAACTGGTCAAAATCTATACCATATAACAATAGAGCAACAATTCAAGCAACATTTAGAGAGGTGTTTGAACCATGAGTAGTTCTGTTATTAGTGATCTTCAAAAAATAAATCCGTCATCAATAATTGAATTATTTACATTACAACTTAGTAATAGTTTGCATGGTGCTACTACTATTTATAGGTTTCACAATGGCTCATCTTTGAAAGATAATGGAGAAATAGTCTGGGCTGGTAATACTTATCAAAGATTTCCAATCAAAGCGGAAGGTTTCGCTTTTCAAAAAGGTCAGATTCCTAGACCTACATTGACAGTCAGTAATGCATTGGGAACTATAACTGCTATTTTATTAAGTGTTAACGAGACAACAACTGGAAATGATCTTACTGGAGCAACCGTAACTCGAATAAGAACACTTGCAAAATTCCTAGATCATGCCAACTTCCCACAACAGACTACCTCAGTAACAACAACAACTTTAACAGCAGACCCAGACGATGCAGAGGAACAATTTTTTGTTGTCACTGTTGTAGAGGTTAGCGGTTCAAATATTTTTGTAGTTAATGGTGATAATAATCCAACTCTTACAATGAAACGTGGTTCAATTTATAATTTTGATGTTTCTGATAGTAGTAACGCAACTCATCCATTTAGAATAAAATCTGACGCTGGTGGTGCACAAACAGTTACCGTTACTGGAACTGAAGGTAATGCAGGAGCTTCTGTTAAATATGAACCAGCTTATCCATCTGCACCAAATGATTTGAGATATTATTGTACGACTCATGGTAATGCAATGGGTAATACGATTACAATGAACGATCCAAACACATTAAGTTCTAGCTCAACAACATCAACAAATACATTACAGGTTAATCCTTTTGGTACGCCAGATCCTACAGCAGAATTTCCTCAAGAAATTTATACGATTGATCGTAAAGCCAGTGAAAATAGAGAATTTGTTGTTTTTGAACTTGCTTCAGTACTTGATCTCGCTGGAATACGAGTACCAAAACGTCAATGCACCCGTGCAGAATTTCCTTCTATCGGTACAGTAACAGGATGAATTGGAAAGAAGCTGCACTTGTTCATGCGAAAGACCAAGATCCCAAAGAATCTTGTGGTCTTTTGTTAAATATTCGAGGAAAGGAAAGATATTATCCTTGTCGTAATCTTTCCATGACAGATCATCAATGTTTTATTCTTGATCCAGAAGATTATGTAAAAGCAGATAATTTAGGAGAGATTACAGCTATTGTTCATAGTCATCCTGTAACACCTCCTGTTGCTAGTCAGGCAGATCAAATTAGTTGTGAACAAAGCAATCTTCCGTGGCATATTGTTAACCCAAAAACAGAAGAGTGGGGATATTGTGAACCATATGGATATAAACCACCTTTATTGGGTAGACCTTGGGTTTGGGGTATTACTGATTGTTGGTCTTTAGTAAGAGATTGGTATAAAGAAGAAAAGGGTATTGAATTGAGAGATTGGAATAGGCCAGTTACTCCAGAAGAATTTATAGAAGATCCAATGTTTGAAAGATGTGCATGGCGAACAGGTTTTAGACAGTTAAGACCAGAGGAAAAACTTGAAAATGGAGATTTATTATTTATGTCTATTTTTGCAAATGGGTTAAATCACGTTGCTTTATTTTTAGATGGTGAGGTATTACATCATTTAACAGATAGACTTAGTTGTAGAGAGTCTTATTCTGAATGGTTATTAAAATGTACAGGAGGGAGGTATCGTTATGTTGCGTAAAATAAAACTATATGGAGAGCTTGCAGAATTTGTAGGACATAAAGAATTTGAAGTACAAGTTGATAGTCTTGCGAAAGCAGTAAGTTTTCTAATTAATAATTTTGAAGGTATTGATAAATTTATGAATCCAAAATACTTTCAAGTGAAAGTTGGTAATTATGATATTGGAAAAGAAGAAATAAATTATCCTATAGGACAAGAGGACATACATTTTATTCCTGTCATAACTGGTGCTGGAAGAGGTGGGAGAAGAATTTTAGTTGGTGCTGCCTTGATAGGAATTGCATTTG